CTGCGTTGAGTTGGTCTGAGCGAGGTGCGATGGTTTTCGACAGGTCTAGCATGTGATTTCCTCCTGGATTGTCCTGACTGTGTTTATGACGACCGGCTGGCGATCGAGCCAAGCCGCGTATTTTTGCTGTGCTTCCTGCAGACGGCGCTCGAAATCAGTAGCCGCTGCGATGATTGCGTCCTGGTAGCGCGCATCCGGAAAAACTCGCTTGACGAACATCGGCAGGCCGGCGCAGTACGAGACAAAATCCAGCCACTTGCGGCGCGTCACGAGTAGTCCTGTCTGGATCTGCAGCATGTATTCCTCCGGCACCCTGTCTGCCAGGATCGTTTCGACCTGGTATTTTTGACGGCGCGACTTGCATTCGATCAGGCCGTCGTAGTCGACAAGGCCGTCTGGTGAGTAGCCAATGACGAAGCCATGATCGTCGTTCGTCACGAAGCCGCATTCAGTGACCGGCGCGAAGTTTTCGGCGTATCTGATGCGCGCCTCGATTTCGTCTTCGTGGCCGCGCAACATGTCGTCGCTGATGTATCTCGGCTCGGTGTGCTGGGTGATACGCTGCCCGAGCAATTCAAAAAGGTAAGCGCGCTCCTTGTCGTTGCTGGCAGGCTTGAGCGACTGCGTGATCATCAACCGAATCTCGCTAGCCGTCGGAATCCCGCATCGCAGCGCGTGCCACTCTTCGCTACCCTGTTCTACTTCGTGGTGATAGTTGATCATGCCAGCGCCTCTTCAAGAGCAAACATGGCCTCTTCCAGCGCTTTGCGCGCCTTGTCCAGATCGCGTCGGAAAAGAGCAGTCTCCGCCATGTCGATTTCGCCCCGGATCTTTGCGATCAGGTCTTGGCACGCGTCGACGTCTGAAACTTCTTCTGCTTCAGGCGTCCGCGGGTCGTGCGGGTGGCCGGCGTATTGCGGCATGAGGTCGCCGGGGCCTGGGCAGCGTGCGTGGTTCATTGCAAGCCCTCCAGCTTTTCCAGATCGGCAAGTAGGCGCGCTTTCTTTGCACTAAGCCACTCGGAATCGATCGTGACCTCAACGCCAGCCATAGCCTCGGTTGCTTCATCGGCGTCGATCCAGCCTTGCGCCTCTTTGCAAGCGATGGCGCCGTCGACACAAAGGCTGATGTGGTCTCCGACCTCGAAAGTGCCGTTGTCGCCCTGCTTGGTCACGACGTACCAGGCTCCGATTTTCATGTCAGCCGATCAACACGACGAAGATGAGCACCGACAAGACGCCGGACAGCCCGAAAAAACAGGCGTCGAAAATCGTCTCGCGGACGCGCCTGGAGCACAGATAGTCATACTCTGCTGCGCACTCGCGCCACTGTTGCGCCTCGTGCGGCCGGCCTTCGGATTCGAGGCGCTCGGCGACTTCGAGCAGGTTTTGAGGTGTGACGGTTGAAAGCATGTGGACCTCCTGTTGGTTGTTGGTTGCCGTCTCTCCGGCTGTCACGGTTCTTTCGTCTGTGTCCGTTACGCCAGTAGCAGGCCACTGGTTGCCACCGCCTTAGTGCCATGTCGGTCAGCGCGGTGACTGCCGGGGCGATTTGCAACGCGTCGCTCGGTATCAGCGCAGCTCTCGAGATTCCCGCCTCGTCGCCAATCCTATAAAAGTCGCCTCGCAAAACCCCGGCGTGCAGGTTGCTGCGCTGATTGATCAGCCTCCTGGGCCGGTGCCTTCGATCCGGACTCAGGCGCGCTTTCCTGGCAGGCTTTGCACCAAGAGGCTGATCAATCTCGACTCGGCAAGCAGGCCGGCTATAGTCAAAGCCAACCTTGTGATCAGCGCGGATTTTGCCTGGCGCCGTACCCGACCGTTTCAGGGGTGATGCACTTGCGAGTCGATGGGGCTATCTTAGGCGCGCCTAAGCATTAAGTCAATAGGTGTGCCTAATTATTTTTGCCTAGACGAAAAAAATCCCGCCGTAGCGGGATCGGTGTTGCGTAGCTTGCGGGCTATCTGGGTAGGGTACTGTCCACCACTCTACCCACCTGCGAACGCCTGACAGCAGCGCAGTGTTGGCGCTCCTCGGAGTCCTTGATTAGCGACTCGGCAAGCGGCTGCCATTGCATGTTGTCTTGCCGGTCGGCTCCTCCGGCGCAAAGCGGAATGAATTGTTAGGCACCCCTTGACATAGTGCTTAGGTGCGCCTAAGATGTTGGGCATGGATACAAACATCATCATTGACCGCCTAGGCGGCACTTCGGAAGTGGCTCGGCTTTGTGGCGTGAAGCTGCCGTCTGTGTCCGAGTGGCGCAAACAAGGAATCCCAAAGGCTCGCCTGATGTATTTGAAGCTGCTTCGCCCTGATGTTTTTGAAGGGGTCCAAGTCGAAGAGGAAGCCGCATGAGCACCAACCACAACGCTCCAGGCGTGCCGACCGTCTTCGCTCTGGTCGTGACAGTCCTTATTCTGACGCTCGCACTGTCGCTATGATCTCCTCCTCCCGCGCTGCCACCACCCCCAAAAGCGCGGGTTTCGCTGGCCCTTCGGGGCCGGCTTTTTTTCGCCCAAAAAGAACAATGCGCAAATTCGCAGAGGTTGCCATGAGTGAAAAACTATCCGAGTCCGTGACCATAAAACTGTCGCCTTCCCAAATGCGGATGGTGGAAGGGCTGGCGCTCCACGAGGGCACAACCACCAGCGAAGTGATACGCGAGTCCATCGCCGACCGATTTCGCCTTGCTGAGGAGCGCTATGTATCCCTCAAGCGCATCTTCGATCCATCCACATCCGTCTGATAAGGGAAACCATGTCATTCACCATCCCATATGAGCCCACCGCTGAGCCGGAGCGCGCCAAAGCATCAGGGCCAGTCGACTTTGAGAAACTCGGCGAAGTGATCGACGGATACGCGCCTGACTGGCGTCCGATCCGCGCCGGCGAGGATGTTGGCCACTTGACGGCCAGCCTTGAGGCGAGCGAGGCGCTTATCAAGCGGATGGAGGCGCAATTGCGCTTTCAGCACGAGGTGCTGGCAGAGATTCACGCATTGACTGAGCCAGATTCGCAGCACCCGCTGACCGACCGCGATCTGATCAGGGTCAAGGCACAGGTAGCGCTCCGGCAGGCGGCTAAGTCCGGGTTACTGACGTGAAGCCGACCCGCTACATGCGCTCTCTTCCGCAGCTGTTGCGCAGCCGCAGCGCTGAATTCTGGCCTGTGCTCAGGTCACTGGCTGCCGAGGAGCTGGAACGCCTGGCAGGCGAAAACTGCCAGCTTCGGAGAAAACTTAACAGGAGGAAAAAGAAATGAGCACAAAAGACGATGGCGGTCCGGCATATCCGGTCTTTGACATGGCCAAATGCCAGGCGCAAGGAATGACGATGCGCGACTGGTTCGCCGGGCAATTCCTGGCGACGTATGTCGCTGACGGCATTCCGAAGGCAGAAAAAATAGCCCTGGCCTGTTACGAAATGGCAGACGCCATGCTCGCCGAGAGGGCCAAGCGATGACACCGGAACAAATGCGGGCCGCTCGACCGCTCATCAGCACAAGCCCGAACTACATGCGATATCTGGCGGCAAAAGCGCTGCGCGAACTCGTACAGTGCATCACATCTCCGGCTTCTGCGGCCGTCTCCGGCTATCGCGACGAGCTGCACCGGATGCTGGACGCCGGCGCCGTGTATCTCTGGCCTGGACGCTGACACATGCCAGCAACCGGCAAAATCCACTGGACAGAGGCAGAGGACGCGCACCTGCTGAATCTGCGCGCGCAGGGCTACACCAACCAGCAGATAGCCGATTCTGTCGGCAGGCCGCGAACGACAATCGGACACAGGCTTGTGGCACTGAAGGCGCAACATACGCCGGAAAAGCTGGCAGAGCTGAGAACCAATCACGAAGCACGACCGCAGGGCCAAGCCCCGGCAGCAAACGTTGCCATCATGTCACCGCGCGGCGACGCGTTCTGGACGGACGAGATGGACGAGCGCATCACATCACTGCGAGCAAGAGGTCTCTCGTATCGCGTGATTGGCGAGGAAATCGGCCGGCATGAATCGACGGTGTGGGATCGTCTGATGCTTCTGCAGCAGCGCAAGCAAGGAGCAGCAGTCAAGCCTGGTCCGACCGACAGGAAGACATCAGGCCGCGCGGATTTCTTTCGTCGTCCGTGCGGGCCAACTCCGGCCAGGCCTGACGCATCACCAGACCCGAGAGAACCTGCATGGCGACGGTGCTTAGGCGACGAGTGCAGCCTGGTGTTCTGGAGCCGCTCAGCAGACAACCGCATTTGTCCGCGCTGCAAAGGCGGCAACGAACTGGTGCGCGGCGGAACGCCTGAATTTGCTCTGCACATCCGATGATCAAGCCAACCAAGTACCGAGCCAAGAAGCAGACCGTCGACGGCATCACGTTCGCGTCGCGTGCCGAGGCGCGCAGATATGGCGAGCTGAAGATTCTGCAGCAGGCCGGGAAGGTGACGGACCTGCAATTGCAGGTGCCTTTCGTATTGGCTCCTGCAGTGCTCATCAGAGGCGCAAATCGCAAATCTCCGGCGCTTCGGTACATCGCTGATTTCGTCTTCGTTAGGGACGGATCAAGAGTGATCGAGGACGTGAAGGGCGCATTGACGCAGGCGTACCGAATCAAGCGGCATTTGATGGCGGTGCAAGGGCTGCACATTACCGAGGTGAAGGTGTGATCGAACTATCGAAAATCAGAATTACTGAGCAGGCTCAATCGCGCGTCGAGCTGAATCAAGATGCTGTCTCAGAATACGCCGAAGCCTACAAGGCCGGCGTATCTCTGCCGCCCGTGTCTCTGTTCTTTGACGGGTCTGATTACTGGCTGGCGGACGGCTTTCACCGCTACCACGGCGCACGACTCGCCGGCCGCACGACGATTCACGAGGACATCACGCCCGGCACGCTGCGCGAGGCGATCCTGTATTCGCTCTCTGCCAACAGCAAGCACGGCTTACGGCGCAGCAATGCGGATAAGCGTCGGGCGGTGCAGACGCTGCTCGATGACCCGGAGTGGTCAAAGTGGTCGAGCAATGAAATTGCCAAGCGCTGCGCGGTCAGCCATACGTTTGTGGATGAATTACGTAAATCCTCACTTGCAACGTTGCAAGTGACAGAACGCTCCGTCACGACCAAGCACGGCACGACGACGACCATGAACACGGCCAACGTCGGAAAGAAGGCCAAGCCGGCCGAGCACGAGAAGCCGGCCGAACCGCCGCCTCCGCCGGAACCCGAATACACCCCGCTTGACGCCGCGCACGACCAAATCAGCGACCTGCAAGACGCGCTCGCACGGGCTTCTGTCGGCGAGCTGTCGGCGGAAGAGAAGGAAGAAGCGGCGGGACTCATCGCAAGACTGCGGGAGGAAGTCCGTGTTCTGAAGGCGACACTCAAGGCGGTCACTGCGTCGCGCGATCACTACCAGGCCGAGAACGGCGAGCTGAAGCACCAGATTCGCCTGCAGCGCCGGGAGATCGACAAGCTTGCCGGGACGAAAACCGCCTGATTCAAGGCAGCGACGCCGGCCGCTATGCCGGTAGGGAACGACGATGGAACTGGTACTTCGAGCGCATCAGACAACAATCCTCGACAAACTCCGGCAGGGTTTCGCGGCCGGCAATCGCGCGCAAGTGCTCTACGGCCCGTGCGCATTCGGGAAAACAGAGGTTGCAATTAGCATGATGCACGCGGCGGAACAGAAGGGGCGACGGTCGGCGATGGTCCTTGATCGGCGCGTCCTCTGCACGCAAACAAGCGCGCGGCTGTGGAAATACGGAATCGACCACGGCGTGATGATGGCCGGGTCCGATCGGTGGCGCCCGGACCAGCGGATTCAAATCTGCACCGCGCAGACGCTGGAGAAGCGCGAAGGATTCCCTGGCGTCGATTTGCTGATCATTGACGAGGCGCACTGCATTCGCAAGGAAACGGCGGAATTCATCAAGAACAATCCGGGCGTCAAAGTCATCGGCCTGTCCGGCTCGCCCTTCACCAAAGGCATGGGGACCGTCTATTCCAGCGTGGAATCTGCTGTGACGATTGATGAGCTTGTCGCGCAGGGCTGGCTGATTGCTCCTCGGGTTTTCATCGCGACCGAGATTGACATGACCGGAGCGCGCAAGGTAGCCGGCGAATGGTCGGCGGCCGAAACGACGAAACGCGGGATTCAGATCACGGGCGACATTGTTGCCGAATGGGTCGCGAAAACTCACGAGATTTTTGGCGGGCCGCGCAAGACCATCGTGTTTTGCTCTGGCGTTGCGCATGGCGAGGATCTGGCGCGCAAGTTCGGCGAGGCCGGTTACAACTTCGTCTCGATCAGCTACAAGGATGACGACGATTACAAGGCCGAAGTTCTGTCTGAGTTCGACAAGCCGGACACGGACATCAATGGAATCATCGCAACCGACATTCTCACGAAGGGGTTTGATCAGTCTGACGTGATGATCGGCGTTTCGGCTCGTCCTTTCAGCAAGTCGTTCAGCAGCCACGTGCAGCAAATCGGCCGCGTCATGCGCACCTTTGAAGGCAAGACTCAGGCGATCTGGCTCGACCACTCCGGCAACTATCTGCGATTCCGCGACCAGTGGGACGACCTTTGCGCCAACGGGGTAAGCGAGCTTGACGACGGCGCAGAGAAGCCAAAGCCGGAACCATCTCAGCTCGAAAAAGAAAAGGCCCGCTGCCCTCGCTGCGGATCGCTATGGCCATCGCACTCGGACACTTGCTCGCACTGCGGGCACATGCGGGCTAGGCGTTCAGAGGTGATCGAGACAGCCGGCGAGATGCACGAGCTGGGCGGTAATGCTGCGAATCGCAAGCACAGCGCGGCGTACAAGGCCGAGTTTTACGCGCAGTTGCTTGGGTTTGCTGAGGCGCGCGGGTACAAGCCGGGTTACGCGTTTTTCGCCTATCAGGACAAATTCGGTGTGCAACCGTCCATGGCCAAGCCGGTCCCGCAGACGCCGAAGCTGGAGGTGATTAACTTCTTGCGATCGCGGCAAATCGCGCGGGCGAAGATGGCTAAGAAGGTGGCGGCATGAGGTTTGAAGAGTTCGCCGCAGCCCACGGACTGCTGCTTCGTCATGTCGAATTCGGGAAGTGGGTCCGTGTGCCGACCACGGACAAACCAACCAAGAAGAACGGCGCATACAAGCACGCCGGGGACCACGCGCACGTGCAAAACCACGCCACGATGGGGGAGGTTGCTACTTGGTTTCCGGACTCATCAGACGACATCAGAATCGACCCTGATGCTGTCCGCCGTCGCTGTGAGAAAGCCGCTCGAGAGCTGCAGGAAGGGCGCCAGAAGGCCGCAGTACGCGCCGCCGATATGTTGCGCCAGTGCTCGCTTGAACGTCACGCATACCTAGACGGCAAGGGCTTTCCTGACGAACGCGGCAATGTGCTTGCGCTTGAGTCCGGCCCGCTGCTGCTGATCCCGATGCGCGTCGCTGGCCGGCTTGTCGGAGTGCAGACGATCACGGCGGACGGCGAGAAGAAATTCCTGTTTGGCCAGCAGTGCAGCGGCGCGGAATACGTGATCGACAACAAAGGCCGCGACTTTTTCTGCGAGGGCTACGCGACCGGTCTATCAGTCAGGGCTGCGCTGTCGGCGCTGAAGATGCGCTATCGGATTCATATCTGTTTTTCTGCGCACAACTTGACCAAGCTAGCCGGCAATTGCGATGGCGGGATTGTGATTGCGGACAACGATTCGAGCGGGGCAGGCCTGAAGGCTGCACAGCTATGCGGCCGGCGTTGGATAATGAGCGACATGCAGGGCGAGGATGCCAACGACTGGCATAGACGCCTCGGTACATTTCGATTCGCTCAGGAATTGCGGAGGGAACTGGCAAAGATTTGAAGCAGCAAACGGCGCCGAGTAGTGAGGGATAACCGCTGAACGGCGGCGCTGGAAGGGCCACAAGAAAGCGACGGGTGGCAGCGTGGGTGGATTTCAGAGCGCGTCGGGAAGTCGGATTTTGCGGACTGTAGCCAGTCTCAAGCCTGCAAAGCAGCAGGCAGCAAATGAGGATGAAAGTCTGGAATCGCCGCAGCGAGGGGCCGGCTCCGTCGGGCAATCTCGTAAGGTAAACGCCATTCCTTTGGGATGGGTTCGCCTTTCGCTCAGGGCCTCACCATCGGGCAATTGATGTTTTGGGTATACCTAGACAGGAAGGCGGAATATGCAAATTGCAACCAGCCAATTCATCCTCGGGCAGTACGTCCGCATCATCGGCCGGCCGGAGCTTATGCCAGTCGGCGCAATCGGTGACGACACGCTGTTCGTCGGCGGGAAGTGGTGGCCTGTTTGGTTGGTGGAGGCGGCATGACACAGCACGGATACAGCGGGCAATGCGCGCCGCACACAGGATGCGGCATTGGCTACAGAACATTCTCGGTCGGAATCTTCGAGGTGGTCCCAACTGCTAGCGGCAAAGGCACGAAGCGCGGACCCGTGAAGGTCCGCGTCAAAGGCATGGTTAGCAATCCGCAGGCGGTGTATGACGTTGCTGACAAGATCGTGCAAAAACTCGACGCAGGAACATACGCCGGACCAAAAAACGTGGACGTCCGTAATCCTCTTCTAAGGACGTGGGACGCATGAAATACAGCGCATGGCAGACAAGCGACAAGATTCCGGACGCGTCAGAGTCCCATTTTTGGCGAGCCAGCAAGTGCCTTTACGATCACTCGGTAAGCCTGTGCTGGCTGCTGGTCAGCAACAAGAGCTTGAGCGCAGCCGACGAGAAAACGACGCGTTGCTCAGTGTGCGAAGAATTGGAGCGAGGACGATGACTTTCGATGAGCTTTGGCAGACGTTGCCGATACCGTTCGGCTACGAGCACATGGACGAACTTGACAAAAGGAGGTGGCAGGCTCTTGTCGAGGCGGCATTCCGCAAGGGGCTTTTTGATGGAACGCACAAGAGCGCATCGGCAAGGGTGAATGACAGCAAGCGCATATCTGACCTTGAGGCTGCTGTTGCCGAGATTCGGGCGTCGATACTTGCCGTGGAGAAGATAGAGCACCCCATAGACAAAGCGGACACAATCTTGGCCCTCAAGACAGAGTTACGGTACATCAGCTGCGCTCTAGACGATCCGCGCGTCGACGTGACGATGACTGCCTCTGAGGTAATCAAAGGGCTTCGGTCGGCGCTGAAAGTGATCCACACCTGGGCCAGCTTCCCTGAGTCTTTTGACTTTGAGCAGACAAAACGGCTCTGCATGTCGGCATTGGGGCGCGAGCAATGAAGCGCGCAGCGCTGCAAGACGTGCTAGAAAAATGCATGAAGCTACCTACCCATTCAGGCGACGACGATCGCCGCACATGCGCGCAGTGCGCAAACCTACGGGGCATTGTTTGCTCAGTAGCTCGCCCTGGTGGCGTCGTTTCTGCTGTGGTCGGGTATCGGCCTGGGTTGCCGGAGGTTTTGCAGCGGTGCAGGGGGTACAAGGGTGAGTGACGACCAGCGCGAGGCATACGAGGAGCGGGCCGGCATTCTGCAGTACTGCGCGGGCATGACGCGCGAGGAGGCTGAACGGGTGGCTATGGCAATGATTGTAGAAAAGGAAACGCATGAACCTGCTTGACGACTACCGGGCTGAGAAGACGAAGACACTCCTGACCGAATGGGCCGAATGGACAAAGCACCACGACCCGAAGACGTACTATCCCGGCAAATCATGCGGGCTGCAATCAGGGCCGCAGGTAGTCACAGCAGACAGCAGCGACGAACAGCAGGACGAGGCAGAGGCGCAACGATGCGTGATCGTTGATCGGTGCATTGATGACCTCAGAGTGCCGGCGCAGAAGGCCGCAATACATCGCTGCTACGTTTTTTCTGTTTATCGTATGCGTGACTATGGGTTGATGCTGGAACAGGCCCATAGCGCGCTGCAGCGGGCTTTCATGCGCAAAGGGATTCTCGGTTGACAATAGCGTCTAGCTATGGAAGTATCATCAGCGGGGATAGGTGCGCCCAGAGTAGCCCGACATGGAAGCATGGCTCGGGCTTTTTTGCGTCAGTCGAAAGCATTGCATGGAGCGAGTAGAGCGCATCAGAGGGCGAGCGCTTCAACGTCTGCGACATCGTCTGTTGTCTGCTTCGCCAATCTGCGTTCGATGCCGCACTGCTTTGGCTACTGAGGTGGATCACATCCTCGCTCTGGCCAACGGCGGGGGCAATGAGGACGACAACTTGCAATGCCTGTGCGCTGGATGTCATGAGCTGAAGACGCTTGAAGACCTCGGGCAGAAGCAGCGGATGGACATCGGAGAGGACGGATGGCCTGTGCCTGCTGTGCCTCGTGGTCCGAGGTGGCGACGGGCTGGATAGGTGGGGGCGGTTTGAATCTCTGGCGAGTTTGCACCGGAAAC